GATATGCTCCAAGCAGGCGCATGGATGGAACCAGACGAGTTCAAGACAGCCAATAACCACCAGCCGCCTACGGGCGGCTTTTCTTTTCCAGATCGTGATGCGCGAGCAAATCTTCCCGCGAATCGAACCAGCGCACCGACACCGCTCGATACTCCGTCACCCGGTATCTGCCTCGAAACAGAATAACGAAATCATCCAGCGTCCACCGTCGTCTGCGCGGCGGGATGTACTCGACAGCGTGGAAATGCCGCCAGCGCCCTGGCAGGGTTGCGATGAAATGCGGGACCAAAACGAGCGCGTGACTGCGCCTGATCGCCACCGGATAAGCGCACCAGCTGCGGCCCCAAAACCACATCGCCACTAGCCAGCAATTCAGCAGGCGGCGCTGCTTCGTGATCACCTGCGATTGCCTGTGATGTCTGACGACTGCAGCCAGCTGGCCGCGGTGCCGCTGTCTTCCCGTCTGCGCAGCGGCTTTATGCCGTGCTGAGTCTCGCAGATACCCTCGATGCGCTCGATTCGCGCGGCGACGTTGCCGGCCATTACATCGTCACGGTGCTGCGTCTGGCTGCGAATCTCCGCGATCTGCGCGCGCATCTCGTGCTCGATTGTTCCGAGGCGCGCGTCGACGGCAGACACGGCTGATGCTATCGAGTCCATGCGCTTGATAACCGAGCCCCAATACCATTTGATCGCTGCAATGGCGATGCCAGAGCCGATCGCCAGCACAGAGGACACGATAGGCGCGGCGAGGCGCACAAGCTCGAGTTCCAGAGGAGTCATCTCTGTGGCCATGTCACGTATCAGGCGTCACCCGGACCACGTTCGTCCCATCAGCAAGCAAGTGCGCGCGCTTGGTCTGCGCGACGACAATGCCGGAACCGCCAGCGGTCTTGAATGTCGTGGTGAATGCGCCGGTGTTGTTGCAGTAGATCAGCCCTTCCCAATCATTCGGGACGATGACGGCCCGATCGCCGGTCAAAATTCCGGTTGTCGTCAGGTGCCGGCAGGCGGCTTGCGCTTGCGTCAGTGTGACGTCAGCCGCGGTCACTGCGACGCTTGCCTTGCTGGTCACATGCGGCGGCGTGACCCATGCCCGGTAATCGGTATAGCTGGTGACTGTTGTGCCGTTGGTCACTGCGGTGTAAAGCGGGATGCTGCCAGGCGTGAATGCGGTGGTGTTCTTGCTGACGACGCCGGCGCGAGTGGCTTCGATGTAGTTGGTAGTGCTTGCCGTAAGCGCAACAGTGCCATTTGCGATCACCGTCAGCGCACCGTCGACGACCATCGGGCCGCCGTAGTAGCCCCAAGTCAGCAGCGTAGTGGTCGAGTTGCGTCTGCCGAACAGCGCACCGACTGACATAGAGTTCCATAGCTCATTGGCTGTCGTTTCCTTGCCGGCCTGCGCTTGGACGACCAGATCGAGATTTGATGTGCTTGACGACATGCTTTTACCTTACGATATTGTTGCTGTTGCCGGATAGCCGCGGCCGACCACTGATGAAAGCTGGTAAGCCTTGACGTAAATGGTCGCCTGATTGCTGCCGAAATCAGTGACCTGCTGCGCCGACGTATAGGTGCAGGATTGAGTCGCTGCGGCGATAGTGCGCTTGACGGTGGCGAATGTGCCATCAGTGAAGATGTCGACTTCGTAGGCTTCGCTTGTCTCGCCCAGGCCTGCGTCCACCAGATCACGCCATTCGCCGTCTGTGCGGCTGCGGCGGACCCACTCCAGATTCCAGTCATTTGTAGCCGCCGTCTTGTAGCCGCGGACATAGACCGGACTCAGGCATTCGAGATTGACGCCGGAGTAAGTAAATGGAAAGTCGACGTCGGTATCGATATCGTTGTCGTATGTGATTCCGCGGTATTCCCTACTGACCCCGATCGTGGCGGTTGCCATGCCAATGGCCGTGACATCGGTCAGAGATAGGGAAATAAGCTTGTCCCCAATTTGGTGGGTAGTCATAGCCCATTCTGTTCCAGCGCGTCCCCGTAGAAAGTCTGTTAGCTGGTACTGTCCGGCCGAAACTAGAGTGCAGGTCTGCACTCCAATGATCTCCCATCGGCCGTAGTCCCCATAAGCAAAGTAGTTGCTTCCATTGAGCACGGCCAGCTCGGTAACACTTGAAAGGCTGCCGTTTAGCACTCCGACATTAAGGACACTCGCTTTATCCCACGTCCTATAGTCGACATCACCAATGGTGTTTGATGCCTCGCAGACATCAGCACCTGGGGGATCGAAGGCTTGAATATCACTCCATGTAGTCCCAGAATCATCGCTCCTAATGAGGACTCCACCAGCCCAGCCGGACGTTGCCCCAAACATGGCAGCCAAGAATCCAGGGTCAGCCTGGGCTGTGTGTAGGTATGGGATGTCAAGCAAGGCGTAGTAGCTCTTGCTGGTGACTGCTGCCGTTGTTGGGCCGGTCACAGCAGACGCTACGCCAAGCGCTGCCGGCGTATACACAGCCTGGTCGGCGTATTTCGCGCGACACTCCAGCCGCCCGTCGCTGGTGTAGTTGATGGCGGTCAGACGTGCGAGAACGTTCCCCTCTGGCGTTTCCAGTGTGACTACATCTGCTGGCTCTAGGTTGTTGTATGTCGGCGGAAGATTGAACGAAATGTCAAACCGCTCTAACCACCTGACGTATAGAAGAACCTCGGCTTTGCCCGCTGCTTCGGCAGAAGTCATGACAATAGCCAACTCCTGAGTCTCTTCATTGACCGCGTCCGTGTTCAATCGCTCTGCATACTGCTCGCCTTGATCAAATTCTCGATCGTAATCCATGTGCTTGATAACCAGACGGCGCGGCAGCTGGGTATCCATTTCCCGACTGGTCGTCACTTGTACGCCCGGAGATGTGCCGGCGCCACGAGCGTCCATGTCAGCTGTAGGAATAGTCATGATGGATGACGAGCCGCGCGGCACAAACTTCAGACCGTAGCCAGACTGCAGCACGTCAAATGGCCACGCCGCCTGAAGCGGCGACAGTGCACCTCTGATACTGCCATGATTTGCAACCGTGTAACCTCGCACTTCTGCGGTTAGCGCTGTCACGTCGATATCGCCAGATGTCAGGATGCCTGACGCTAGGCACTCGCTCTCGACAATGTGTCCAAGCTCCACATTTTCAGACGAGATACGGTATGGCTGAATTGTTGCCGCCCTAGCAATCCCAACACCTGTGTAATCTCGCACGGCGGCAAATACAGCGCCGTTCCATGCTAGGCCCTGCCATGTATTACTTGGCGGACCAGGCATCTCATTGTTCGTCCAAACGACCCCGTCCGGCGATATGCTCTGTCTTGACCCGGCCACACTCAAAAACACGTTCCCATCGGTGGACAAACAGTTGCCGCCATACGTCCCTAGACTCGATCCAGTATGTGCCGCCCATGTGAATCCGTCGTCAGATGTGTAGGTGACATCCCCGGTGCTGGTAACGCAAAACCTCGCACCCATAGAGCATACGCGCAGCGCATCACTGCCTGGCGCATAGGTGTCCTCCCACGTGTACGGATCGCCGGTCTCAGACGTGAAAAACCGCCACCCTTTGCCATCAACATATCCGATTGCTACCCACACGGCCCCATTAAAAGCAATGCCTGTGAACTGGTGATATCCGCCGCCGTAGCCAACGCCCTCTGCGGGATTAACGAACGATGCCCAGACCTTACCATCAAGGCTCTGAAAAAAAGGTCCATTTTCAGTGGCGATGATGTACTTCCCCTGACCATAGGCAACGGCCTTTGTCCTCGATACTGGGGCAACGGTTTGCGTCTTCCAGACAATCCCATTGGTCGATGAGCAAACACCAGAGTACGAACCCAGCGCGATGAATAGGCCGTTGTGACCATAGATGTCCAGCCATTCAGTCGTCAGAACAGGCATGGCATGTTCTGTCCATGTCACTCCATCTGGAGATGTGGCGCACGTATGCGTATTGCGCGCGATTGCGCAAAACTGCGCGCCGTTCCAGGCGCACCCCTGCCAGTACCGATCACCAATCACCTGCGCAGTATTGAAGTAATCCTCCTCATTCCCGGCTGTAACAACCTCGGCCTTGACCTGAGCCCCGGCAATGGTTTCGCCGTACTTCGCCAGCGGCAGATCGTTGAATACGATGTAGGCCAGCCCTCGATAGGCCGGCGTATTGGCTGCACCCAACGTGGCCTGCATGCGGGTGTCCGGCAGTTGGGTGTCAGTGCCAAGATAGACAGAAAATCCAGTGGATGCAGTATTTGATGCAGCGATCGTTGCCGGATCACTTGAGCCAGCATCGTAGAACAGTTCACCCCTGATCCATATTCGCTTGACCCCAACAATCGGCCCCTTGCATAGCCCAACAGCGAAAGTCGCATAATTGACAAAAGTCTTCGTTTTTTTCGCGCTACCGCCCTTGCCGCCGGACGTTTTCTTGACGACAGTCTCGTGGATCCGGTTGTTTTCGAGCCAAAAGACGTTACCGACAATTGGCACCGTCCCGTAGACCCTAGGGATCACAGCGCCGTAGGTCGAGGTCTGGATAGTCAGGTCACTGAGGCGAGGCCCAACAATGGTTGGCCCCTTCGGTGGATCAAGCAGGCCTCCGAGCATGATGCCGGCCTGCGCACCGATTTGCCATCCCAATGCGGGATTGAAGAACCCTACGACCCCACCTACCAGACCGCCGACTACTTGCCCTGCTGTGCTCATGACAGCCCCTTGACCCTATAGACGCGGACGACGCGAGCGGCCCACTTGCTGCACAGATCATGCTCGCAACACATTCTGACCGCCTCATAGGCGTGGATGATGCCGGCGCCGGTGCAGATACCGACATGCTGCGGCTCGCCGAGGAAGCGCATCAGCAAAATGTCGCCGGCGGCGCGGTCTGCGATGTTGGCGAGGCGCGCAAGCATCGTCTGGGCATCCAGAGCGGCGGCTAGGTGGCCTTTGTTCGGCGTCCTGCCGTAGCCGGCGAAGTCCAGCACATCAACACCGGCAGCGCGCACCGCATGGACTGCCACGCCTGCGCAGTCAAGGCCAACACCGACAACACGGCCCTGGTGGGCGAACGGCGTACCGAGACATTCGCGGGCAGCCGCGACGATAGAAGCCGCGGTCATGCGGCCCCACTCCTGCCCACATGGGCGTAAGTAGAGCCAGCCGGGATGTAGAGAAATCCGCCGAAGTTGATCACGTTCGAGCCGCCGACACGGTTTTGACAGTCGCTAAGACGCTTCCGGCAGCCTCGAAC